ATACTCAATCTAAAAAAGAAACTACTGTTAGTAGAACTACCGGAAGGCGCAATAACAAACAATCGATACGTTGCTACTATTTGTCAAGTCCCAAAAGATACTTGTAATTTAATCGGCAAGCTAACTGATATAACAGAGCAGCAATTTGCGGATTTTGTCAGTATGCACAAATCCTCAAATGATACTTGGCGATACGCAAATTATAAAAACTTATCTGGACAATGGTTTGATACCGCTAAAGAATCTTTCTTCTCTTATTTAGAAGCCAACGGAGTTTTATTTAAGAATCACTTAGGAGATAAGCCAGTTAGGATGGTTCCATTTATGGGTAAAGGAAGATACACGATACACCAATCTGATTTATTGGATGAATATCATAAATCTCTCAAACGTTGGCAAGAAGCAGAACAGAAAGTATGGAACCGGGGACAAACTTATTTATTTCAAATCTTATAAAATAAAATAAAAATGAATGATTTATTAAACAAAATAAGAAATGCTCAAATACGGGCCGGAGAAGAAGTTGTTATTGCTTCATTAAAAGAAAAAGGATTAGTAGAAGGTGTAGAACTTTTGGCGCCAAGTAAGTTTAATGATTTACAATCCATAAAAGAACCACAATTACATTTAGGAGCAAATGACGGTGAGACGGCAAAAGAGGCAACTCAAATGGTGTTTCATAAAATGAATGACGGGACACTATTTTGTGAAGTGTATGCTCATGAAAGTAAAAAAGATGTTTACACTTATGACGCTTTTACTTTCGATGAATCGGCTAAAAACATTTTAAAAGCATTTCTAAATGATGATACGAAATATTAAACAAAAAACAATCTAAAATAAAACCTATGACAGTAAAACAACTAAAAGAAAAATTATCTAAATATCCAGACAACATGGAAGTATTTGTAGCTGAAAGAAAAACAGAATTTGCTTATGGATTAGTTAATTCAGTAAGGAAGGAGGAAATACTGTTTACCGAAAACCCGGACTTTGAAGATTTTGGCGAAGATGAAGTTTCCGCAAGAGATACCGTAGTTATAATTGACGAAGAATAAATTAAATCACAATTAAAATAAAAACAAATGGAAGATAAAAAAGTAAAAAAGGTTCTATACGCATCGGAAGCGAAAGAAGATGCACAAATTGCCCAAGCACAGAACCTTGAAAAAGCCATTGAAATAATTGAACGTCAATCTAAATTAGGATTTGAAGAGGCGCTTCTCTTTGGAATTTGGCTAAATATTGAAGGTGTCAAAAAATTAATGGATTTAGGATATTCTTTAACAACCATCGTTCATCCTTTTGAACAAGTTAAAATGTATAAAGTAAGCTGGTTTTGAGTAATTACCCTACCATATCATATGTACTAAAATCGGCTTGCGGATCACGAAATCGGCATCTCGTTGAAGCCAACGGGGTGTCTAAGAAACGCAGAAAGTACCGGAATAAGCCATGTGAAGTCGATGGAATAAAATTCGACAGTGAAAAGGAAGCCAAAAGATACAGCGAATTAAAGTTGTTATTAAAAATTGGCGAAATAGGGCTATTAGAGCGGCAAAAACCTTTCCTGCTGATAGAAGCTAACGAAACAGAGAGAAAGTGCGTCTATGTGGCTGATTTCGTTTACTGGGACACAAAAACCGGAAAGCAGATAGTAGAAGATGTGAAGTCAGAGGCAACCCGCAAACTTTCAACCTACATTATGAAGCGAAAATTATTGAAGTCTAAATACAACATTGAAATAATAGAAAAATGATTAAAAAGTACATAGACTGGATCGCTTTTAATTTTCCTATCGAGTGGGATAGATTTGTAGAAAAAGACGGCGAATATGGTATTTACGGATGGATAAAAAGAAAAGATGGTCAAAGAGATTTTGTACTACTGGAAATTTACGAAGAGAATGGACAAATAAAGGGAGGCTTCTCTACTTCATCTGCAAAATATAGTAAAAAACTACACGAATTTTTATACGGTAAAAAAGTGCCTCACAATCCTTGTAAAAAAATTGAAGAATTAAAATAATAGAAAAGTGACAACAGAAGAATTATTACAGCCGCGTTACAAAGTAATTGCTGACTTTCCACAGTGGAGCGTTTTTACGCATAAGTTGGGGGATATTTTAGAATTAAGAGGTATTCATTTCGTAGGAAAAGGAACTTCAAGAAGTATCAACGAAAAAGATATTGATAAGTACCCCTCCGTATTGCGCAAATTACAGTGGTGGGAAGAAAGAAATGAAGAAGAATTGTCAAAAATAAAGTATGCAAAAACTTTAGCCGGAAATAGCGTAAGAACTGTTCTAAGGTTTGAATTATCGTGGGATAAAATCATACTTGACGGTGGCAAGGTGCGGTCTATAAAAAACTGGCTTCCCGCCACAAAAGAGGAATATGAATTAAAAAAGCCCCTTATAGAAATAAGGAGCCACAATTAAACTTAACCATGAAAAAAGTTTATTCTCTCATAGTAAGGTTTATAAATCATAAAGGACGTCTTTAGTTTTTCAGGTATAATTCGTCTGGACGTTCCTCTGATAAGCTCGGCGCTTCTTTGATCTGCTGCCTTAATTTCACCATTTCCATCTTCACCTGTTTTAATCTCCGGTGTCCTTCCGTGAATTCCTTTAATAATTTGTCGTACTTTTTTTGTAGTTGTGATTTTTTCATAAAACTTTGCCGTTTAAAATTCGTTTATTTCGGAACTCATAATTCTTCCGATTGCTGTCTAAATCCACAATGGCAAATCCATGATTCCATTTATTCAAAGGCATGTACTGCGGATGGAGTTCCGATAAACAGCCCAATGAAAAAGTTGTTACCATCTTCCCTGTTAAGGTGGGTTCAGTGTGCTCTGATGTCTGATGGTTATGGCCTTGAAAGCAGGAAACTTTTGATCTTAAAAATAAACCCCTTGCGGGATTTACGGGTGCTGAAATTCCGCCTATGTATTCGTGGCCGTGTATTCCGCATAATTCATTCATCTTCATATATCTTTTGTCTCCGATTACTTCAATTCCTCTTGCCCTTGCTTTTAAGATATTCTGAAATTCAAATTCTTCTATTCCTGTTAACTCTCCTGCTTTTTGATATAAGAAGTGCTCATACCTTTCCTCATGATTCCCGATTTTGAAATAAATTCTACACTTTAACTGTTTTTCAAATACTTCAAAAAGCGCTTTAAAGATGTCAAGCTCCTGTTTAAAGTTTCTTTTTTTAGGATCGCGAATGAATCTGCTTAATTGGTGGCAATCTATGGTATCTCCATTTAATAATAACGCATCCGGCTTTTCTTTTTTTGCGTATTCAATAGCCGCTGTCAGTGCCGGAATATTGTGATAAGGTGCGTGAATGTCCGAAAGTATAACGATTCGCTTATGTCCTTTAAACACGAAAGGAGTATAATCTGTTTCATCTGAATCCGGTAAATTATAAGGATTTCGCGGTCTTTCTTCCTTCAAGATAAGTTCTGTTTTTTCACCTAAATCCTTTAAAGCTGACTTCCCAAATTTACCTTCGATATATCTAAGTCTGCTCCGCGCATCTTCCACATTTTTAAAAAGGAGATTATTTTTGGAATACATAATCCTCGCGAGTTTCAAAGTAGGCATATCAGGGTTCTTTTTGCGCCACTTGCGGGCTACGTCAGCTTTGTTCATAATAGAGGTTTAAAATATAAATCCGCTTCCTCTTTCCTTCGTCTCACTAAGTCGTCTAATATTTTTCCATCATTATAAATCCATCGTCCGAATTGATTTCTGATATCTGGATCGTTGGGATTGTAACGGATTTTTTTTAAGAGGGTAGAATTTTCAAAAGCCCCAATTCCGATATTGTACACGAGTGAAGAAACAGCGTCAAATTGATTTTGATTGAGTTTAAGATTCATGCCTCTTAAAACAGAGGTTTTGTTTCCAACTTCCCACCTCAAAAGGTCTTCGGCTTGTTCTTCTGTGATCGTGTCACCTAATTTAATTTTACTCCCGTCCTTGTACATGGTAGAACCGTAACCAATCGTAATAGGAAGCCCGTCCTTGCTTCCCGGGTCTTTGTAGGCGTGAAGTACAAGCCCTTCAAAGTCCTTAATGATTTGGATGCCGTTTTCTGATGCTGTCATAATGTTGATGAAGTTGTTTTCCAAATTGCGAACCTGAAATAACTTATGTTCTTTCTTAATTCCGCTTTTCTCATTACAAGCCGGATAAGAGATACTTTTTCTTTTTTCATGCGTTTATTTTAATTTCAAAATCTATATCCGATTGATCTTCTTTGAATGTCATCCAGCTTAAA